GATATCAGAGTTTCCACCTACTATACACAAACAAACTAAAGGAAAATAATATGGCAACCGTAGTAATCACAGGGCGCGATATTTCTCTATCTTTCACAGGTGGAACAGATATCGAAGCACAAGCAACAAGCGCAGTTCTTACAAAGACAAACCTTCGTGAGACATATCAGACACTTGATGGAGAGGCTTACAAGACCACTAACATCGAAGGTACTTTTGAGCTATCCATGCTCGCTGACTGGGGTAAGGCAAACTCAGTATGTGAGGCTCTTTGGATAGCAGCAGAATCCGCTCCAGACACAGATATAAGCGTTACTCTAACTGCGGCTACAGGCGCTCAGTTCGTATTCCCAATCATGCCAGAATTTCCTACCGCAGGAGGCGCTGGAACAGATGCTCAGACAGTAGACTTTACCTTTAAAGTATCAAAGGGTGTAGTATCAGATACCTTCAGCTAAAAACTAGAAACGGGAGCAAACAATGCAACAGAAGATAACAATTACATACGTAAACGGAGAAGAAGTTACCTACGATATCTATCCTCCAGATTATGCAAAATGGGAACGTGCCACTAGCAAATCTATCCAGGAGTTCGCAGGTATGTACGATCTTCTTCATGTATCGCACAGCGCTTACAAGAGAGAGGCCGCCGGTAAGCCAACCAAGACACTCGATGTCTGGATGGAGTCGGTGGTCAATCTCGAAGTAGGAGATGATAACCCAAAAGCCATAGGCGAGGAAGCCTAGGGCGGCTAATAGTAGAACTCGCTATCGCTACCCAGATTCCGATGGTTCATTGGACAAATGCTGAGGACATACTAACGGCCTTAGAGATATTGGAGCAAAGGAATGGCAAGTGAGCAGACAGGCATTAATAAAGCCGAACTGCGCCAGGTCTACAAGGCTCTAAAGGCTATGGGCGATGAAGCGAAGGAAGAAGCTAAACGCGATTCCAACGCTCTCGCCGAGTATGCACAACAGCAGATTTCCTCAACGGCTACTCAACGAGGGGTCGCAGCGATTAAGATTGCCGATGGATCGAGAGTAAAGAAATCCTCCACTACTGGCGAGATTACTTACGGATTCGCTTCTCAAAAGTTCTCAGGCGGTGGCGATACTAAAATGCTATGGGGTGGCAACGAATTCGGATCAAACCGATATCGCCAATTCCCTATCTGGTCAGGCCGTCAAGGTCGAGGGTCTAAGGGCTGGTTCATCTATCCTACGCTTCGTAAGATTCAGCCTTACATCGTAGAACAATGGACTAATTCATTCGATAAGATTCTGAAGGAGTGGGGATAATGGCACAAGCATCAAGAGCCTTAACGCTCAAGTTACTTGCCGATATATCCGACTTTACTAAGGGTTTAGATAAAGGCACTAAACAGACTCAAACATTCGGCCAAAAGATCACCGCGTTCGGCAAGAACGCAGGTCTAGCCTTTGCAGCCGCAGGAGCCGCAGCAGCGGCATACGCTGGTAAGTTACTCATCGATGGCGTTCAAGCCGCTATCGCAGACGAAAAGGCTAATGCGCTTCTAGCCAATACTTTAATAAACGTTGCCGGTGCCACAGATGAAACTATCGAAGCGACCCTGGCTTATACAAGGGCAACAGAATTAGCGACAGGCGTAACCGAGGATGAATTAAGGCCGTCGCTTAATAGACTTACTATCGCTACGGGCGACGTTCAGAAGGCCATAGCATTACAGACTTTAGCCTTAGATGTATCGGCAGGATCAGGCAAGAGCCTAGAAGCCGTCACCCAGGCATTAGCAAAAGCCCAAGAAGGTAATACAGCATCACTTGGACGCTTAGGCGTAGGCTTGACAGCCGCTCAGCTGAAAACGATGTCAATGGATGAAGTCACCGCATCCTTGGCTAACACCTTCGAGGGCGCGGCTGCAACATCGGCCGATACCTACGAGGGCAAGATGGCTCGCCTAGGCTTAGCCTTCGAGGACGTGCGAGATACTATTGGTGGATTCGTATTAACTGCCATAACCCCTATGGTCGAAAACATCGTAACTAAAGTTATGCCGGCGCTTGCCAGTTTTGCCGATAGTCTTGGCGGTGGCGATGGCTTAAAGGGCACTTTCAATTCTTTCGTAGAGGCTGCTAAGAATATATTTATTCCGCTCTTTAATGGAATTAGATCAGCCTTTAATATGATTAAAAAATCTGTAACAGATAATCAAGAAGAGTTCACCGCGCTTTTTAACTTCTTAAAGAACTATGTAGCACCTTTCTTAGGTGGTGCGTTGAAGCTCGCAGTACAGGGCATTGGTATTGCTATTAGCGCTGTCGTAGACGTGGTCGCTACTCTAGTTAGAGGATTCCAGCAGGTCGTCAAATTCGGATCGGCAGTCGGCGGAATTATAGGCGGCGCGGTAGGCGCTCTAGGCTTCGGTGGTGGTCGCGCTATGGGTGGGCCAGTATCTGCTAATACGGCTTATGTCGTCGGCGAGAAAGGCCCCGAGTTATTCGTTCCAGGTAAGTCTGGCACTATTGTTCCTAACGGTGGCGGTGGTGGCAACACAATCAACCTAACGGTAAACGGCGCGATCGATGCAGAAGGTACAGCGAGAACGATCGTAGACGTTCTCAATAAGGCACAGGCTAGAGGCACTATTGGCGCTGGTAAATTGGTCTTTGGATGACAGTTTATACACCCGATTACAAGGTATTCATAGGCGGCGCAGAACTAACAGACGTCACTATCGCAGACCTGACTATTACTTCTGGGCGCACAGATATTTATCAGCAACCAGTTGCCGGGTATTGCCAATTACAACTTCTTAACCTAGATAATTCTGGTTATAACTTTGATGTCGGATCAAGCGTTACAGTCGAGGTGACTGACTCGGTAGGGGCTTATATTCCAATCTTCGGCGGCCTTATTTCCGACTTTACTCTTACAGTCAATAACGCAGGGCAACTAGGCTATACAACAATAGCCAGCATTACAGCTCTTGGAGCCCTATCTAAACTACCTAAAATTATCGATGAAGCAATCCTTCAGCAAGACTTTGATGGGGATCAGATTTATACCCTTCTTAACGGCTACCTATTGGGCTCTTGGAATGATGTCCCGGCGTCCGAAACTTGGTCGGCGTATAACCCGACCGAAACTTGGGCAAACGCAGTAAATGTAGGACTTGGGGAGATCGATCAACCTGGAGCCTATGAACTTATTTCTAGGTCAGCAAGTGATACAGACCTTTACTCAATCTGCACAGCCATCGCTAACTCAGCCTTCGGCGTATTATACGAAGACGCTCAAGGCAGGATCGGGTATTCAGATGCCACGCACCGCCAAGACTATCTGGCCAACAACGGCTATACGACCTTAGACGCTAACCATGCTAACGGCGTAGGGCTATCAGTAACAACTCGTTCAGGCGACTTACGCAACTCTTACACAATTACATACGATAATAACGCCAATCAAAGTTATACAGCCACAGACCCAGAGAGTCAGGTTCTTTACGGCGTTTATTCTGAAGCCTTCACATCCCGTATTAAGAAAACAGTAGACGCAGAAGATTTTGCAGATAGATTTATTGAACTTAGAGCCTTTCCTTACCCGAAATTCCAGAATATAACTTTTGTCCTTGGAAACCCTGAGATCGATGATAATGATCGAGATGCCCTTATTAACATATTCCTAGGCCAGCCTGTCTGGATTCAGAATCTACCGCCGAATATCTCTGGCGGATCATTCCAGGGCTATATTGAAGGCTGGACGTTTAGGGCAAGCCTAAACAATCTCACCGTAACATTTAACGCTTCTCCTATAAACTTGAGCCAAATTGCGGTAAAATGGGAGCAAGTAGACGCGTTAGAAACCTGGAATACCCTAAACCCTAGCCTAACCTGGCTTGATGCGATCGGAGCGGTAGCGTAATGGCAACAACAACCCCTAACTTTGGTTGGACGGTTCCAACCTCAACCGACCTAGTAAAGGATGGCGCGACCGCTATCGAGTTACTCGGTGATTCTATCGATGCGTCATTGGTTGATCTTAAAGGCGGAACTAGTGGGCAGGTACTTTCTAAAGCCTCTAATACCGATATGGATTTTACATGGGTGGCAGTAGACCCTCTTCTTATTCTTGACGCTAAAGGCGATCTCATTACGGCAACTGCAGCCGATACACCGGCACGTCTGCCAGTAGGTGCAAATGGCACAGTCCTTACGGCTGATTCATCCCAAGGAACTGGCCTAGCATGGGCAACCCCAGCAGGTGGCGGTAAAGTTTTGCAAGTAGTTCAGGCGCAATATTCAACGGCTACAACAATCGCTAGTACCTCGTACACAGACACAGGCCTAACGGCAACAATTACTCCAACACTAGCGACGAGTAAAGTTTTAGTGTTTTTCACGCAACAAGTAAGAGTGTCCCGCAGTAGCGTCGATCAATATGGTGGTTACCAATTAGTTAGAACAAGTACATCGATCCTTAATTTAGGTAACGGCGGCTACGAATCACACGGCCTAGATGTCGGCGGCAACGGAGGCAACAGCCTACAACTGAGAGGAATTATCTCAGGCGCTTATCTTGACAGCCCAGCCACAACATCAGCAACTACTTACAAAACACAATTTAAAGTATACTCAACCGCCAACTCTGGCACATCGACAATCAACGAAAATTCAGCCCCGGCGACAATGATTCTTATGGAGATAGGTGCATGATGAGAGATTATTTAGCAGACGCAATCAAATCACTACGCCCATTGGCAGAGTTCTCATTCCTTGAGCAAGATTATTCTACTATTCAATGGGACGTCTTAGACGGCAAAGCCCCTACAAAGGCTGAGATAGATGCAGAGATAGCAAAAATTAAAGCCGATGAAATAACGGAAGCGGAAAATAAGGCAACGGCTAAGGCGGCTCTACTTGAGCGTCTAGGCATTACCGCCGACGAAGCAGCATTATTAATCGGATGAAACCCGTATTATGCAAGGCAGGCCAACAACTGCGAGAGCAGTTCGATGACACCTTCCCAGATCGTGATAGGCGTTCCGATGGCTGGATCGGCGATCTCCGTCATTCAGCGCGTCCTAGTGACCATAACCCTGATAAAGCGACTGGGGTGGTTAGAGCCATCGATGTCGATAGAGATGTACATAAGTCAGGCAAGCCCGATCTCATGCCCGATATTGCAGATCAGCTTAGACTCGCAGCCAAGCGCGGTGAGAAGCGTATCTCCTACATTATCTTCGCCGGTCAAATTGCATCGCCTCGCATGGGCTGGCGCTGGCGCAAGTATTCTGGAATCAATCCGCATAATTCACATCTGCATTGTTCTTTCACTAAGCAAGGCGACAAGGACGGCTCTTTCTTTAATATCCCGTTACTAGGAGGCGAATAAATGGAACAAGCAAAATCACTAGCGGCATCATGGGGTCGCTCATTCTTAGCGGCTGCTCTAGCGCTATACATGGCAGGGGTTACAGATCCTAAGACTTTAGCGATGGCAGGAATAGCAGCAGTAGCGCCCGTGATCTTGCGCTGGCTTAACCCTAGCGATGCATCCTTCGGCGTGACGAAAGAATGACACAAGAAAACTTCTTTACCCTTTACTTTGCTAGCCTTGCCGTAATTGGGGGCCTTGCCGGATATGTAATCACACACTTACTGTCCGAAATTAAGCGACTTAACTCGCGTGTCGATGAGATTTATAACATCCTCTTAGAGCGATAATTTCGGACATGGCAAGAAAGAAAGTCATCGACCTAGATACTTATAACGCTCTCGACGCATACGCTATATCTATGCATGAGTTCTATAAGTCCTTGCGTCGTGCTGGGTTCGCGGTTGATCTATGCTTAGCAATAATTACTGATCGCGACGCTTACCCTGATTGGATTCTGCCATCGATCCCCGACCGAGTGGATCGCCTACCTTATGAGGATGACGACGAGGATTAAATGAAGCGCATAGTGATCGTGTCAGACTTGCAAGTCCCGTTTCATGATCAAGTAGCCGTCAAAAATGTAGCACAATTTATAGCCAAGTTTAAGCCGCAT